ACTCCTCATCGACATCCGTCGTCAGGTCAGAGACATCGCACAGACGATCCTCTTCGAGCCGAACCGAGAGGCCACCCTCGCCCGCTTCGCCGCCGCCGTCACTCCGAGGCTGCAGCGGATTCAGGCTCTCAGTGGCCTGGAGCGGTTCAAGGTCGTCATCGACTCTTCCACCACGACGCAGGACGACGTGCTGAACAACACGATCAGGGGCAAGATATTCGTCCAGCCCACGAAGAGCATCGAGTTCGTCAGCCTCGACTTCGTCGTCACGAACAACCTCGCCCAGGTTCAGTAGTCAGCACGACTCCCGACCTCGCCCGCGGAACGAACGTGTCATCGACGCGAAATTCGTCCCACGGACGAGGTCGGAATCGTCTACCTCGTCGAGCGATTCGTCGTCGGTCATTTTCGTGGAATCGCGTCTTGGTCGAAGACGCCCACCGAAAAGAACCGCCTTCGACACAGGACAATGCGTGAAAATCGGATCAGTGGTAGGACGGTCGATTTACCTCGAATTATTCGAGCATAGGATGTGACACATGAGGATAACGAGACAGCAACTTCAGGAGATGATCGACGAGGCGGTGGCCGAGAGGCTCCTTCAGGTCGAGAACCGCAGGCTCATCGAGGGATTTCAGTCCGACCTGGAGGCCGTCGACGCGGCGTCCCTCGTCGAGTTTGCGGAGGCGTATGCGTCCCTCGGCACCGAGGTGCAGGAACAGCTCCACGACCTCCTCGATTCGGGTGAGGACTCGGGCCTGACCTCGTCCGCTGCCCGACTGATCCACCGCACCTTGGGCGGCATGAACGGTGAGATCGACGACGCCCTCGCCGCGTGGTTCGAGGCGGCCGAGGGCTGAATCACAGTTCGAGGACATAGACAGCGGCCTCGCACCCCCAGATCTTGACGACCCCCGCCTCGGCTGCCACCTCGGCCTCTGACAGTCCCCTCGACGCGTCCGCGCGGTACCTGAATCGGTTGAAGCGCGACGTCATGTCGGTCCACCACCACTCCGGAGGCGTCGAGCCTTTTCTCTTCAGCCCTTTGACGAGGAGCGAGTCTGCAGAACATCCCGTTCTCACGTCGACGACGACGTTTAGACTTTTAAACTTCTTTGCGGCCCATTCCCCGACCGATTTCCAGACGGCGTGTTCTGATTTATCGTGCTTCATTCCCGTCCTGTGACAGACCCTGACCACCGTGTCACCTCGCACTGCGATGCAACACGATATCGAGCCGTCTTTTTCAACCGATCCGAACGCCGCAGACGTCTTTGTGTCCCCTCCAAGACAGTTCTCCTCGAGAAACAGAGACTTCTCCTGCGGTGAGAGCTCCCTGACGAAATCGGACTCGTCGGACTCGACTGGGAGCAGTCCGAGGGCAGACTTGATGGCGTTTTCGACTAGCGGTCTCTTCTCCCTCCACTCGTCTTCGAACAGGTGGAACAGAACTATTCCGGCCGCCGCCGCCGATTTCGACTTATTGTTGTGGTATATCGGTGCCTTATTGACGTGACTGTGCCAGTAGAGACCGTTGTATTCGATCGCAAATTTCTTGTCGGGAACGTAAATGTCCAGCTCACCTCCGGGTATGACGCCCCTAGCGTTCCTCGTCACTCTGATTCCGAGTCCCTCTTCGATCCACCTCGCGACGGACTCCTGAGCTGCCGCGCCGCCGGGAGAACATCTGAAACATTTTCCTTTCCACGACGTGTTGACGGAGCTGTGGAAGGAGTCACCACAGGACTTGCATCTGACGATGATCACCTCGGAGCCCCTGTTGACGTAGTTTCCGAGCCCACCTACCACCTCAAATAATCCACTCGATTCGACCCTTTCCTTCACCTCTGCCAGATCGAGCTTCTTCATCGCGTCGAGACGTTCCCTGAGCTCCTTCCTCGTCAACGAGAGGGTGACCCTTTCCGACAGGACGGACAACCTCTCGTCCGTCTCCTTGGTCAGTCCCTTCGACCAAGGAACTCGTTTGCCCGTCCTGAAGTCCTCCTTCAGCGCCTCAGAGAAGTTCGCCAACCTCTCGTCCGTCTCCTTGGTCAGCCCCTTCGACCAAGGGGTGATGTCTCCCCTCCTGAACGCCTCAGTCCTGCCCCTCGACGTGGCGGCGGCCCTCGCAGCCACTCGCTCGTCCGTCTCCTTCGTCAGGCCCTTCGCCCACGACGACCTGCCTCTCAACGCGGCGGCGCGCCGCTCGGAGATCGCCGCCGCCGCTTCGGGCGAGCACACCGCGTATATGCTGCCGTTGTGGCCGTTCACCACCTTCGAGTATCCTCTCCCCCAGCCGTTCCAGCGGACCGCCCCGCCGCACCCGCAGGCGCACGACGGTCGACCACCGTGCCTCTCGTCCCACACGTCCTGCGCCGACTTCCCGTGCATGTCCCTGAAGTGGTCCTCTAGGGCCGTCAACCTCTTCGAGGAGAACTCGTCGCAAATCGGACACCTGACCGCAGTCAATTTCTTGCCTTTGATTGCACCCATCGATTCTATCCTTCAGATATAATCTATTTGGATCGCGTCAATTTGCGCAAATTATATTTGTTTTTTCCCGATTGCGATATTTAACGATACTCGAAAGGAGCAACACAATGGCCGCAGAAACGCTAGACGTTACATCGATGATACCTGCCAAGTTCGAACCCAAGAAAAAAAATAGATGGGTATTGATGGTAGAGGGGATCGATGCGTACATCATCAAGACAACCTCACGTCCCACGATCACCACGGAGTCGCAGGAGATCCCGTTCATCAACTCCCGCCGCTACATCGCGGGGAAGACCGAGTTCGGCACGATGTCCGTCACCCTCCACGACCCCATCGCCCCGTCGGGAGCCCAGCAGATCATGGAGTGGGTCCGCACCCACTTCGAGTCGGTGTCGGGCCGCGCCGGATACGCCGACTTCTACAAGCGGGACATACAGCTGAAGCTTCTCGATCCCGTAGGAACAGTAATCGAGTTATGGGACATCAAGGGTGCCTTCATCACGTCCGCTGGTTTCGGAGACCTCACGTATGAGGACCACGCGGCGGCAGAGATCACCCTCGAGCTCCGATACGACAACTGCGTCCTGCAGTTCTGATCGACGACAGTACTCACAGGGTTGTATGACTTCGTGGGTCGTGGTATAATTACACCATGGCCTACGAACGCATACAGTGTCCTAAGTGTCCTTCCTCGTTTGGACAAGAAGCGAGGTTCGTCTCACATCTGTCCGATGTCCACGGGGTGGACGCGGTTGAGATCAGGGCCACGACGACCGTGACAGTTCGCTTTCGCGACTTGGGCCGTGCCAAGCCTCGGATCATTCTCGACGACCTCCTCTCCGACGAGTAGGGATCGTGGCCGACGGGACCTACGCCTGGTACGGGATCGCTAGCGGAGAAGACCTTCGCCAGGGCGATGTTCTCACCGGCTGCCCGGTCGTGATACCGAAGGTTACGGCCACCGGCGAACTGGATACCGAGGTCGGTGTTGAGACCCACGATGTCGTCGTGTTGACCCAGTCCTGCGATCTCGAGAACAACAAGGTGGACGTCGTGTTGGTCTGCCCACTCTGGTCCCTCGAGGACCTTGGTAATGCCGACGGCCATTTCAAGACCGATAAGGGCAAGGAGGATTTGCGGCGAAGAGGTCAGAAGGATTCTCCTCCGGGAAGTACTCACCCTGGAACAAGGGGTTGACGAAGGAGACGTCTGCGAAGGTCGAGGCCACATCACACAAGATCGGTGAATCTCTCCGTCGGGGACACGAGACCGGATCGATCGTCGACTGGAGGGTTCGAGACCCCGTCGCCGCTTCGACGGCGGCGCGGAAGATCTCGGAGACAAAGAGGGCGAAGTTCTCCTCCGGGGAAATCGTTCCGTGGAACCTCGGACTCACGAAGGAGACCTCGCGTGCCGTGATGAAGCAGTCAGACTCCATCAAGGAGAACTACGCGGTAAATCCGGATGCGTCCTCTAAGAGATTTAGGCCCGACCATATCGTCGCGGTCGTTGAATCCATAGGAAAGTTCGATTTGCTCGACGACCCAGCATCGTACCGCAACAAGTACCAAAAGATGCGCCTCCGGTGCAGGACCTGCGGCCAGGTCCAGCTGAAGAACATGACGATGCTGTCTGCGTCCCCCGTCTGCTTCTCCTGTGCGCCGAAGGAGTCCAGGGGTCAGATCGAACTGTACGACACCGTCAGGTCCGTCTTCCCTGACGCCTCAAAAAAACATTAGTGATTTTTAGATTTTTGCGGGTCGTCCTATTTATCCCATGAACGACCTCACCGACCTCCCTGGGGACCTCGTCGAGGCCGCTGCGCTCGTGTCTCGGACCGACGCCCAAGGGCGAATCACCTACGTGAACAGGAAGTTCACCGAGGTGTCCGGCTGGAGCCGCGCCGAGGCCCTGGGTCGAGACCACAACATCGTCTCCTCCGGTCTCCATCCGAAGTCGTTCTGGTCCGAGATGTACCGCGTCACCCTGCAGGAGGGCCGCATATGGAACTCCGTCGTCACGAACAGGACGAAGGACGGCCGCCTCTACCACGTCGACACCTACATCAAAGCAGAACGCGACGAGGGGGGAGCGTTGACGGGCTTCACTTCCGTTCGACAGGACGTGACTCGGTTCTACGAGACTCTCGCCGACGTGAGCCGGAAGAACGCGTACCTGGAGCACGCCGCGAAGATCCTCCGCCACGACATGCACAGCGGCATCAACACGTACATCCCGCGGGGCGTCACGTCGCTCCTCCGACGCCTCCCACCCGAAGTCGTGAAGAAGCACAAGCTGGAGTCGCCCCTGCGACTCCTCAAGGACGGTCTCGCACACACGCAGCGCGTCTACGAGGGAGTGCGGGAGTTCACCAACCTCGTCAGGGACGACAAGTCACTCGACGTGACGCCTTGTGACCTGAGGGCGATCCTGAAGGCCCACCTGGACACGACGGCGTACGAGGACCAGGTCGTCATCTCGAAGCTTCCGACCGTGGCTGTCAACGAGTCGCTCTTCTGCACCGCCATCGACAACCTGATACGGAACGGGCTGAAGTACAACGATTCCGAGACCAAGTGGGTCCGGATATACATGGTGGACACAGACACCTTGGCGATTCAGGACAACGGCCGGGGAATGTCCCAGGAGGACTTCGACCGACTTTCACAACCCTACACACGTCGTGAGGGTCAATCGGAGGCGGGCTCAGGTCTGGGTCTCTCCATCTGCATCGCGATCCTGAAGGAGCACGGCTTCGGGATCACCTGCGAGAAACTAGAACAAGGCACAGTGCTGAAAGTGAGACTAAGATGCTGATAGATTCGATGCTTCTCGTGGACGACGAGAGTCTGTTCCATCTGGTGTTCGAGGACGCCTGCAACCTGCTGGACATCACCCTTCAGCTGATGATCGTGGACTCCACCGACGACGCCGAGAGGTTGTGTCAGAAGTGGCAGAACGGCGAAATGAAACGACCCGACTGCGTCTTCGTGGACCTCAACATCGTCGGTTCGTCCGTCGACGGGATCGAGCTCGTCCGGAGGATCAACCACATCTACGGAAACGGCGTCGTCGTCGGCATCATCTCGTCTTCCACCGACAAGCGCGAGGTGGCGAAGGCCACCGCGGCGGGGGCCCAGTTCTGGATCGTGAAGAGCGACGACATCGAGCCCCGTCTCGAGAAGTTCAAGTCCGACTACGAGGGATACAAGAACAAGACGCTGCCCTTCAAGGTGTACGCGTGAGACTGCCGCCTGAAGCTCGGGCCGCCCTCATCGCGTTGGCCAAGGAGTCTGGCGTCAGACTGGAGGGCAACGTCATAAAGGTCATTGACCCGGAGGGCGACGAGGCCTTCGAGGCTTACCTCGATGAGTCCCTTGCGAAGGACCGAGACTCTCGACGCAAGCGCCTCGAGATCACGAAACAGGTTCAGGCGCAGAACAGGGAGCTGCAGGAGGCGCATGCGGCGCTTCAGGTGGCCCTGGCCGCGGCGGAGGGCGCCAAGGAGGCTGCCGAGCAGGACCTGTCCCACCTCCAGAAGAAGACTCAGTTCAAACTGATGCACAGGATCGTGAACGTCGCCCTGACCGTCGTCGCGACCGTGGGTCTCGTCGCCACCGCAGTCTACGTCTATGCCTTGTCACAGAACAGGGAGGTCGAACACGTCGGAACCGTCTGGGCCTCCCTCATCGGCATTCTCCTCACGAATTCCTTCTCCATCCTCGGAACCATCATGGGCGTCAAGTACGCCTCCGACAAGAGCGACTGATTCCGATAATTCCTAACCTGTAAACTATATCGAATTGTTTCAAATAAACAGACGACGTCCCTTGCACTTTCCGGAAGGTCTGTGACGTCAGCCCACGCCTGTAAAGCCGTTCGAACCAGTGATGGGGGTCATGTTCCTCGACGGGATCATCGTCAGGCCGCAGACGAGGGTGAAGTTGCACGCCGCCCCACCCGAACCCGAGAGGAATATCCTGTCCGTCCGGAGGTCCGCGTGGAACTCTTGCGATCCGCTGAGGAAGAAGTAGTTCGAGGCCGCAGGTCTCAGTCCGTTCTCCGTGAACGCGACGGAGAGGACCGTCGAGGGGGACGTGTTCGTGACCGAGATGAATCGTGTCACGTATCCAAACTGTATCTCTTTGATCTGTCCCAGCGAAATTGTCGACGAGGTGACGAACGGCGTCGCCGATATCTGGTATGCGTTGACGAATCCTTCTCCCTGTGACGGATGATTTAATGCCATGTTGTCGTGTCCACCTTTGCGTTCGTAAGTATTCGTGTCGATCCCAGAACTTCCATCAATCAAATATAGGGGTCGTTTGTAAACATTTTCTATTTACTTGACACGGTGTATGTTTAGCCTATATCCACAGGAGATTTGACCGGACATGTCAGACGACAGAGAACAGAAGAACGCAATTTTCGCACAGCAACCAGGTGCTCCCGATCCTCGCATCCCGCGGATGTCTGCGGCCGACAAGGTCAAGGCCGACTTCGGACTCGACGTCCCGCACGAGCTGGTCCCGTTGCCGTCGAGCGGAAAGGTCTATCCTCCCGAATCGACGTTTCACGGTGTGGACGCGGTTGAGATCAGGGCCATGACGACCCGTGAGGAGGACATCCTCACGTCTCAGGCTCTACTCAAGAAGGGCACCGTCATCACCGAGCTTATCAAGTCGTGCCTTGTCGATCGATCGGTCAACGTCCTCGACCTCCTCAGCGGCGACAGGAACGCCCTGATGGTCGCGATTCGCATCACTGGATACGGTCCCGAGTATGCCGTCGAGATGGAATGTCCAGAATGTAACGTCAAGTCACCCCATGAGTTCAATCTCGGTGCGCTTCCTGTGAAGAGGCTGGAGATCGATCCGGTGGTCCCAGGGGCGAATCTGTTTGAATTTCTCCTCCCATATTCGAAGAAGTCCGTCAAGTTCAAGTTCATGACGGGTCGCGACGAGGAGGAAATCGCAGCCACGACGCAGAAGTCGAAGAAGCTCGGTCTCTCCACCGACTCTGCAGTCACCACCAATCTCCTGTACTCGATCGTGTCGGTCGACGGAATCGAGGACAGGGCGAAGATCGCCAGTTTCGTCAAGATGATGCCTGCACGAGACTCCCTGGCGCTTCGAAACTATGTGCGGGATAACGAACCTGGGATCCTCATGAAACAGGAGACGACCTGCAACGCCTGCGGCCACGTCGAGGAGGTGTCGATGCCGCTCGGCGTCACGTTTCTTTGGCCTTCAGCCGCAAGATAAGGAACAGGTCATCATGGAGCCCGCCTTCCTCCTCATGTACTACGGCGGGTTCTCGTGGCGGGAGACGGTCCACATGCCCGTCTACTACAAGCGGTGGTTCATCGAGCGGATCAACAGAGAGTTGACCAAGTCGAGCGAGGCAGGACAGACTCAGAGTCGGGCCCTCCATCAGAACGACGCTGAGACCCGGTCCCTGATGGGGAGGACTCGTCCTCAAGCTCCCTCGAGGTTGAGACGGTTCACCTGAAAGTAATTGGCGTCTTTTGTAATCTCTTCATTATTTACTGCCACACGGGAGCAAAGAATGAAGTCAAAAGAAGACGTCACTTTGAAAGAAGGCCTCAGCCTCAATCTGACGGGCAAGCTCTTCCTCGCATCTCTGGGAGCATGGATTGTTGGAAAGGTCGTCAACACGAAGCTGAGGGGCAGTAAGGAAGAGATTCAGGCTATCGCCTGTGCACTTCTCGCCTCGAAGCGATTCCAGGAGGAGCTTCGTCTCCCCGGCGCGTCAGTGCAGAGCGTCATCGAAAAGCTACGCATCAAACAGGCGTCCGCTGCCGAGTTCGAGAGGATTCTTGGGGTTCCCTGGCCGCTGTAGAGGTTGATGGTCTATCATGGCGAACGACAACGAGTCAGGTGGTAAAAAAGTAGACCCAAAGGCGGCTGAAGACCTCGCCAAGGGCGTCGCGAGCGTTCGTGCGGCTGCACGTGAGGCTTCTGCCGCCCTCGATGCGCAGCTCAAGATCATCATGCAGATGCGCGATGCGATGGCCGAGGTGGCCAAGAACATGGGCGACGCGTCCGACAAGATGGGCGGGATGTCGAGTAAAAATATGCAGGCCCTCGCCGCCGCCGTCGAGAAGACAAATACCGCCACGACCGGCTGGAGGAAAACGCTTCTCAATGTCGCCGACTCTCTTCGTTCCAAGCTGACTCCCGCAGCCCTCGTCACCCAGGCCACCATTAGCGGTCTTGCGCAGGGATTCAATAACCTCGCGGCCATCACCAAGGGCACTTTCGGCATCATCGTAGGGATCGGCGACGCAATTTTTTCCGTCGGAAAAGCGATCCTCGCGATTCCCTTTAGGATGATGGACGCACTCTTTGGGGCAGCGCAGAAGGCGTCGGAAGCGATGCAGGAAATCGCAAAGGCCCGCGAAGAGGTCCGAGAGGCGTTCGGTAGTCTCAAGTCCGAGGCCTCCGCCGCGATCCTGACTGCAACCAAGTCCATGGCCGGCTTCAAGGACACGGGTCTCTCCCTCGGCAGGGTTTTCGAAAATACCGCCGAAAGAATGAGATTCATGCTGGAGATGGCCCAGGGAATGGGTGCTCAATTCAACAATTTTACGCAGGAGATGAAAGAGAATGGTGGAGCACTAGCAGCCTATCAGAAGGGACTCGGTCTTACCGCCGAACAAATGGGTGGTGTCGCTGAGACCGCTCGCCGAATGGGCACCAGTATGTCGAAGGTCCTCCTCGATGTGACGAAACACTCGCAAGGAATGTCGAAAGCATTTGGCATTAACGCAAAGATTTTGTCACGCGACATGGCCGTCGCGATGAAGGACCTTGCACACTTCGGGCACTTGTCGACGAAGGAGATCGCGCTGGCAGCTGCATTCGCCAACAAATTGGGTGTTTCGGTAGAGAAGCTGACAGGTATGATGGACGCGACCCAGACCTTCGACCAGGCTGCCGAGGGCATGGCAAAGTTGAATGAGCAGTACAACACTAACATCGACGCGACGAAGGTGATGGCTGCCCAGACGCCGGACGAGAAGTTCGCACTCATTGCGAAGGGATTCAGGGATGCCGGAAAGGACCTGTCGAAGCTGACGTATCAGGACAGGGCCTTCATCAAGGCCCAGACGGGAATGGACGACGCCGTCCTCAACGCCATGATCACCAACAAGGACGCCGCCACGATGCACGAAAAGATGGCAGCGGCGGCCGACAAGAACGAGAAGAAGACATACGATCAAGCGACGGCGATGCACGAACTCGCCGACTCCATTAAGCGAATCACGAAGGCCGCTCCCGGAGCCGGAGGCATCCTAGACAGAATCCTCGATGGTATTTCAAGGGGAATTCAGAACTCGCCTCCCTTCCTCAAGATAATGAGTAACATCTCGCAGATCTTCAGAGAGGCCTTCAGCTTCGGACGTCAGCTCGGACGGATGTTCGTCGACCTTTTCCCCGGTGTCAAGGAAATGATGGGAGGTCTCGCCAATCTCTTCGATCCGAAGCACTTCAGGGCGATGTTCAAAGAAGTGTTATCAGCTTTTGACATCCTGAAGTCCGGCGGACCGGACGCCGTCGGTGAATTCATTGGTCGGATCGGTGACATCTTCAACAATTTCTTCGGGAAGGAATCCAAGGCTGGACAACAGATCTATCAGGGCGGAAAAATTTTCCTCAAGGCCCTCAGCAGCGGCGTCTCTGCAGGATTCGGCTGGATCAAGGACAAGATCAGCGCAATTAAGAATGAGATCGTCACTTATGTAGAAGAGGAGGTCTGGCCTGATCTGAAGGTCGCGCTGGCGAAACTTGGACTAAAGATCGTTGAATTTATCTCTAAACCAAGCAATCAGATGATGATCGGTGGCGCTCTTGCTGCACTTCTCGTAGGTCCTGCGGTCGGAGGTATCGTTCTTTCTGTCGGCACCGCCGCGCTCGGTAACCTCGTAGGTGCCACGATTAAAAAAGCGGTCCTCGGATCTGCCATTAAAAAAGCGACAGAAGAGGGCGGCGCGAAAGTCGCCACCTCTATTGTTGAAGGAGTGGCAAAAAGTGTCGGAGACGCATCTACGACAGCTCAGGCGCAGACGTCTCTTATCGGTCGTCTGACTGGGTTTTTAAAAACGCCGTTGACTGGTATCTTAAAGGGAGGATGGAGGGGGATTTTAGGTGGTGCAGGTGCGCTCGCCGGCGCAGCGATCGCAGGTTGGGAAATCGGTTCACTCATACGCGAGGCGGCAGAAGCACAGTCAGACAAAACGAATCAAGAGCTTAAAGCTTCGATCATTGAATCCAATAAGAAAACGGAACAAATCTTCAAAAAGAACAACCCCCTTGAGTCTTACAACAAAGGAGTCGAGGAAATAAACAAACAGGCACGAGAACAATTTGAAAACTCTGTTGAAAAAAGATCGTGGTGGCAGAAAGCATCTGATGCAATGTCAGGTGATTTTAATGTTGCAGCTCGCCGCGCTCAAGAAATTGAAGATAACAGACAGATACAAATAAAGAAGCTGAGGTCTCAGGCGCTTCGAAGTCAGAGGGAGTTGATAGCTGGCACAAGGGAGTGGCAAGAAAAAATGGATGATGAGAACAAGAAGGCAATTGCCGCCGCCGAGGAGTCTCGGAAACAGGCAATCGCTGATTTGGGACCTGTCACCATTGAGAACGCTTTCGAGAGATTTAAGAAGATCGACGCCCTCGCGAAGAAGATGATGGGCAAGGGCTTCAACATCGAGGACAATCTGAAGTCAGTCAGGGAGAAGCTCAGCAAGATAGACTTCGGAATCCTGGACAAGAAAAAACAAGACGAGATCAACGAGACAGACGTCAACCTAAAGAGAATCAGGGAC